GTAGATATGTGACAATCATTTAAAGGATCGGCAGTATCATTTCTATTACTATTTAAGTATTTGGTACTACCATTGCCTAGTAAACCCGTCTTGCGATTATAGTCACTGGCAACAAAATTAACATTGCTTGGCGCAACACCTTTAAGAGGAATCAAAGCCCCGCTTAAAGTTCTCGCTCCGCCCAAAATACAGGCAGATTTAATTGCATCCCAAACTCCATCTTGTTTGCAACCTACTACAAAATCATTAATTGCAGAGCGATAAGATTTTTCTAATGGCTGCCCATCGGTGGATTCCACAGCAGCAATATATGCTCTTGCATCCTCATCACCTGACCCGCTTAAAATAATTCTTTGAATCGCAGGACGCATATATTAAGCCTTGAACGCATTGACCGTTAATGTTGCTGTTTCCGAGTTCGCAGTCGGAACCCACGCTCCCTCAGTGACGAGATAGCCAAAAAGAGATGTGCCGATAACTTTTAAGAATCGATTTACACCAGATAAATTCAGCACTAAAGAACCACCGCCATTAGCTAAAGCAGGAGTACCAAGCGATATGCCTGTAGGTGTAAGTATCGAAGCGCGATCGCCACTAGGCACACTGAAAGCGCCATTATCAGCTACAGCGCTAGGCGGGGTAACACTATATAAAAATAAACGCAAATTCCCAATACCAGAAGGAAGGTATGTAATATTCATTAAAAAATTGATATCAGTAATACAAATAAAAGCATCATTAATGCTGATATTTGTAAGCTGAAACGCCCCAAAGATTACATCATTTGCGGCATAAGTTGTCGTATTAGCTGCTCTCTGCAAGCTTACACTGCTTTGGAAAGCTGTAATGCTATCTTGAATCGGAGACATCAAAGGCATAAATACTCCCTAACGATAAAATGGAACGCGATGGATTATAGTACCTGAACTGATTAAAGAATACAGATAAAGCACATTGTCGCAATAAGCGTAAGGCTGTGCGCCGCCCGCCATGTTAAACGGTAAATTGGAATCAAAACCTTTGATCCAGATCTTATTGCCCGCAACGGTTGCACCCGAAGGAAACAGGAACGTAAAATATCCTTTAAAAGTATTTGAAACCACATCATAGACAAACAAGCGCCGCGCAGCACTTGCTGATTCTTTCTCAATGATTAAATTACGTCCAATTAATGCGTAAGAAGCGCCCGAAGTAAACGTTTCAGACGAAACATAGTTTACAGCCGCCCATGCGCCCGCGCCCGAAGTACCGCCAGCGATATCGAATCGATCAAGCGTACTAGCAGCACCGCCTCGGAATGAATAGATATATCGCGAGTTAAGGATCTCAGATTCATTACTCCAATTTGAATCACCCGTGGCTAAAACCACATTCGCAGACATACCCCCTGCCGTCGCTCCGCCTCTAGCTGTAGTAGGGGATACAGTAGCCCATGTGTTAGCTGATCTCGAATACTTATACATCGTGACAGCATTATTACCTAAGAGATAGAGTGAATTTTCGTCACCTTCTATTTCGTAAATAGAACCAGCCGCAGGCGCTACACCAAGAGTTCCAAAGGTAAGAGTAGTAGCTGTATTTGATGTGATTAGGGCAGTCTGTCCTAATCCAGTACCGCCTGTGATGCGTACTCTGAAATTTGTCCATTGGTTCGTTGTCCAGTTTTTGCCACTATTCACAAGAGTAGTAGTTGAGCCACCCGTCGCAACGCCACTTGCCAATACGTCTTCAATTGTATAAAAGCTTGTGTTATCAGGGGGGACTGAGAACACACCCGATAGAGTAAGTACCGTAGCGGTATTAGATGTAATCTGGTATAGAGCCTCGACAGCACCCGTAGAATTATTTGGCGATCTAGTCCCTGCAAAAATTCGCACCCAGTAACCAGCCCATTGATTGATCATCCATTTAGCTGATGCGTCGCTAATAGTGGCGTTTGTGGTATTAGTAGCAGCGCTAACTTGCCCAGAATAATATACTTTTGGGATTTGATAAGCACATACCATTTTGCTATCAGCCGTAAGCGTGGGAACGCCTGTAACCGTTAGGTTTCCAGACCATGCGCGAGTAGCAATATCGTAAGACTTGAATGTCCCCGCCGCAGTTGTACCTCCGCCAAATACATAAATCTGCCCTGTGCTAATTCTGAATGTATGGGTATTGAGAACCGCAGTGGCAACAGGCCCCGACCATTGGATTGTGATTGTGCCAGTGCCCGCATTATTGATCACACCCGTAATCACACGCCGTAATCCGTTATTTGTGCCACTGGCTAAAAATTCTATTGTTTCCCCAACTGCTACACCCATAATATTATGAGTACTGGCTAGAACCGTTGCAGTAGTAGTCGATCCACCGTTTGCTGTATAGGTAGGAGACCAAGGGAAAAACACTCCACAAGCACCCGCGCCGAAAGTAGCAAGAGCAGGGGATGGAATCTGATTCCATCCATCAGGACGGTACAGATGCACTACGGTTCCAGATGTGACATACATCATGATTGGGCTTCTACCAGTCGGGTCGTTGACCACGAACATATTGGCTGCCGAAGCGACAGGAGCGTTACTCGTAATTTGCTGAGCAACTGGTATATGAACGGGGAATTGTAATCTATTGTTGATAGCCATAGTTTAGGTATAAAAAATATTTGCAGAATTTGCTTGAGCCGCCGCTAATTGCGATTGATTGAAAAGAAACTCCGCAGCCGAGACGCTCCCTATCTGTGCCAAGTTGGTAAGCGTTGCTACTGTTGTTACGTTGGCTAAAGTTGGCAATGTTGTGATTGCGTTGATACTCCCAATCGTAGCGCTACCCGCCGCCAAGACTGCATTAAGGTTTGCACCGTTTAATGCGTTTGTCAGTGATTTTGTTTCCTGCAAAGATATCAATAGAGCAGTCAGCAAATCCTCAATATTAATTTGATTTTCTCGGGTTGCAGGATTTTGCGTAGGATCATCATAAAGAATCTGCAATGGATCGCTATTTGCCATCGCACTGGTATCAAAAGTCAGCGTGAGTACGTTGCCTGATACCGTACCGCCCTTTGCTGGAACCGCAAAATTATAGATAATGACATCAGCTATAGAATTTGTGATGATGGCAAAATCAGAAAGATTCATGCTCACAAAACCAGGGAAAGTTATCGTCCGAGCCGACGCATTAAAGATGTAGTTTCTGATTTTATTATTCATAATGCCACCGCGTAGGCTATTGCCAGTTCTTCACTAATTCCAGATCCGCCAGTATTTGTTACCCAAGTCAGCACACCCGATCCATCAGTTTGCAATATTTGCCCTGAAGTTCCATGATTAGGCGGAAGCGTAAAAGTCAAGTTTGCCGTCTGCCCAGATGCAGGAACTTGCAGGACGGATCGCCAATTTGCGCCACTTTGACTAGCTCCTGCATTAAGCGTAAAGCTAGGTTCAGTAGTTCCTTTAATATCTTTAATTACTGACATATTGGTTACGCGGGTACAGAATAATAAACAAGAATACGACCAGCGCCAGCACTAGCACCGCCAGCCGCGTAAGTAGCGATTAAGGCTTCACTCGAAGCTGTTTCACCTGGATTTGATTCGTAAATATCCTTAGCTGTACCAGTCAGGACGTTTTGACCGCTACTCATATATTTAGAAGTAGTACCAGAAACTCCAACTGTAAGAGTTGGAGTTCCATTAAAAGTAGTATCAATAACGACTTGCACCCTGTGAACAATGGCATTAGCAGGAGTAGTGAAAAGCGTTATAGGTGATGCAGTTCCAAATGCGATCGATGTAGTATCGACGCTCATCTTGTCAGCAGTCGAGCCGCCCGAGCTAACCCAACTAAGTACACCCGATCCGTCGGTTTGCAGAACTTGAGAAGGAGAGCCATCATCAACTGGCAATGTCAGAGTATAAGCTGCCGTCATACCTGATGCAGGACGGTTGAGCGTGATTGTCCAATCAGCGCCCGATCCAGCCGCATCAGAATTGATGATCAAGCCAGTATTGCCAGTAGCTTCAAACTGAGAAGCCTGTACCTTTACGTCAGCGCTATCTGCACTATTTCTAGCAGCAATCCCGCCTGTGATGCCTTTCCAAGCATTAGTGCTGATTCTAAAGATATTTTCAGTTGTACCTTTTAAATCTTTAAATAATCCCATTGATTTATCCTATTCGTAATAAACAATTACAGTTCCCGATCCTTGTGTGCAGCCAATACCAGCTACGAGAGTAAGCAAAATATTGGTATTTGATGCGTACTTGTGGAAGGGAGTCGATGCGTAAACATCTGTGGAAAGTGGATTGTTTTGCCCTGTAGCCATAAGCCTTTGAGTGTTGCCACTATCACCGATAGAGATAGTAGAAACCACATCAAAAGCAATATCAAAGCCAATCTCAACTCTTGTTATCCTTTGCCCTGCGATCGCCTGATAAATAGTCTGTGTAGTCACATCTCCATAGCTAAAAGGTAATGCCTTCTGTTTTGCCAAGAAGCCAGTATTATTAATCTGCACAGGAGCAGTCTGTACGATTAAAGTCGGTTGATTAGGGCTTTCTACAATTTGCGTCATGGCGTTGGCACGGGATCGATAACGTTTATCTGCAATTCCATCTTAAAATCAGGAGCGCCATTAGCAATTAGCTCTACGAAGCAGTGACCTGTCCATAAGCCAGTGGTCATTCCTGTCGTTTGCGTATCACTATACTCAAATGTTGCGAGTCCATTGGGGTATTTGGTGATTGTGGGAACTAAGCTTATTGCTGATGTCAGAGATGGGGCGATCGCGAAATAGATGTTATACAGGCTGAGATCTAATGGCTGTAATGGCTGCAAAACGCCATTAATACTGGCTGGTCTATAGTTAAAAGTCAGTTGACTCTTCCAAGGGAAGCCTATCAAGATTGGATTGTTTGTGAATTTATTGATAGGGAGAGGGCTAGCGCAAGTCATCTTTATTAAAATAAGCGACCTTGCGATCGC